CCGCCAATATCTCTTGATTTTGTTTGTCAGTCTTTAGCTCAGTGTTGTATATGGTCTTCAAGATACCACCAGCACTTGCGTAGTTCGTTTTTGTAGGGTCAGGCGGTGTACAGATAATCTTCTCAGTTATACCACCGTCAAGTGTCAGGTGTATCTCTGTGATGTAGGGCTGATAGCTGTCAGCTCCCTGCGTGATTGTAATAACGTCACCTACTTCATACCAGCCATGTCCTTCAGTGCTTGCGTCAACACCATTGAACTCAATACCGTTTAGGGCTGTAAAGATAGGTACAATCAGTGTTTCACGGTCATCATCAAGTATTTCGTTGTTGGCAATTTTGAACTCAGTGAGTCCATTTGCGTCAATGCTCGTGCCGTCGCTTTCAACGATGTTGTCTTCCTGTGGTACACGAGCCAGCACTACGCTGTTTATAACGCCGTATTCTTCACCAATTGTTAGCTTCTTCAGGTTGTCGCTGGTCAGTGTTTCATCGCTTACTTCAAACTCCACGAACTTTAGGGTGTCGCCACTGATAATTGCTGTCGTACCAGTAGCCTGAGCTATCTCATTGATGACATCTCGCAAGGTAAAGCCGTCAATAAGTGCATACAGGTCTTCTGTAATTTCGTGGTCAGCGTTCGGCAAGTCAGCAAAGCCACTCATCAAAGTAGCGTCAATACCCTCTGCAACCGCCTCAGCAAGCTCTTCGACTGTAATAGGGTAAGTGATGTCACTTGTCGTGTATCGGGTGCTTGTAGCTCGCCACATAGCGTCATACAGGGTCACGGTGGTCTGGTCTGCTTCATAATCCAAGTCAACCTCGTACGTGTTGAACATACCCAAGTCAATGTAGTCCCAAGTATCATCGCTAGAGTTCTGCAACCCAAGTTGAATATCAACCGTTTGTTCAGCGAACACGTTGTGTATGCCAATCAGCTTTATGACCGCTTTTTTCGTGGTTGTTCCCAAGAACATACCAATACTATCAATTTTGACACTCAGTAGGTCGTCACCGCTGGTGTATACGAAGGGGTCATCTTCTACCTGTTGTGTGACGATAACATTTGTTACCTTTACAGGTGCTTCGGCGCTGGTCTTGTAGTCAGCACTAGCTGTTATCATTACGCCCTCCGACTCAGCGGTACTAAACTGAACGCAACCTCACCAAAGCGTTCAGTGGTTCGCTCTTCCAGCATTACTTTGTAATCGCTGGCGTAGTAGTTCGCTGTTCTGTTTGCACCGTTAGCAGGGTCACGATAGGTCACAGAGAAAAATGCCATATCAAGTTTTGCACTCAAGGCTTCAATTTGAGCTTCAGTCATCTTGTTTGTTTCAACGACAATCTTAGGGAACACACCAATCAAAGAGGCTCGCACGTCGCCACTCATATTTCGGTCAGCGTCTTTCCATAGCTTGTTGTACTCAACCTCAAACTTCTTCAGGTGGGTCAGTGCCAAGCCGTCAACTGTGAGTAGTGTTCCAGTTATTGCCATAGTGTTTCACCTTTCTTTATTATCAGTATAGCTCAAGAGCGTTACTTGTGGTTCTTTTTGCCGTCTTCATAGATATCTGAGTTGTATGTTTCACGCCACTTGTCCATGTCAAAGCGCAAGCGGTCAATGATACTGTTGCCACCCAGCGCTTTATAAGCAAAGTAGCTTTCACGAAACACGGTGTCAATATCACCTGACCAAGAGCCGTTGAGTATGGCTGACTGTTGACGTTCGTGTAGCCGTTGTAAGTCGGTCTTCAGGCTTTGAGCCGTACCTTTACCAATTTTGTCGAGCTTTTTGTTCATTAGAGTAACCTTGTGTGCGATGTTATCTTTTTTACGTACAAAGACGTTACCAAGTACGGTGATTGTGGCAACAACGATACCAGATATAGCTGAAGTTAGTCCGACCACAAGTTCCATTTCTATGTTTGTTTCCCTTCCCTATACGATGATTGTGTTTTGACCAGACATGCTAGTTCTATCGTTTATGCCGTCAATGACTTTAGTTATAATTGTTTCTTCCCCTATTTTTACCACGATTGTGCCGAAACCGCCACCTCCACTACCGCTGTTGGCGAGCTTACCAGCTATTTCGTCAATCCAACCAGTGTTGTTTTCGAGTGGCATGACTGCTTCACGCCCAGACTCACCTATGATTGCCATAGTTGCACGGTCAACGACACCACCACGAGCCAGCTTAGGCACGAGTGGGAAGTTAGGGCTTTGTCCGCCTAGACCTGGAACCCAATCGGGTACTTTTATGTCGTTCAGTCCACGAAGAACACCGTTGATACCGTCTATGATACCGTTGATTGGCATTTTGATGATGTTTACAATAGTTCTGAATATCTGCTTTATGTTGTTGACCAGTGCATTGATACCGTTGGTGATACCAGCCCATAGCCCAGTGAAGAAGTTGGCGATAGGGTTGATTACGTTGCGTGCAATCCACGAACTCACAGTATTGAATACACTCTTCACGGCGTTTACGGCTGTTGTAACGCCCTTCACAACGCCGTTCCATAGTCCAGCAAAGAAGTTGCTGACAGGCTTGATGATGTTTCGGTCAATCCAAGCCCCAATAGGTGCAAACCACTTCACAATTCCGTTCCAAACATTTTGTACGCCCTTTACGATACCTTCCCAAAGTTCGGTAAAGAATTCAGCTATCGGTTCAATGACGTTCTTTGTCAACCAGTCAACGATTATTGTGAATGTTTCAACAATACCGTCCCATACAATCTCTACTGTTTCAACTATACCGTTCCAAAGGTCTACAAAGCCCTTAGCCAGTGGCTTTATAAAGTTCTTGAACAGCCACTCAGCGATGATTGCAAAGAGTGCAACCACCAGAATTACTATTGAGCTTACAATCTGCCAGACTACATTGAACACCGTAGAGAAGAAGTCAATGATAGGAGTCAGGAAGCCCATAATTGCTTCGCCAATCGGTGTAAAGAAGTTCACTATTGCTTCCCAGATACCTGCAAAGAACATACCGATGTTTTCCATAGCTTCACTGAGCCACGTGCCAATTGAGCCAAAGAAGTTGCCTACGTTTGTTATCGCTTCCTTCACCCACTTGCTTACAGCTTCCCAGTTGTCAATCAGTGCAATAATTCCAAGTATAACCGTACCGATAACCCCACCGATGATACCAAACTTTTGAACCACACGACCAATCCATAAGAAGGCTACACGTAGTGCGCCACCAAGTCCAAGCTCTCCAAACCAAGCAATAGCACTCGTTACCCAAGCTCCTGTTGTTCCAATAGCCCGACCAATCCCTAGCATAATACGTGAGAACAAGCCACCTTCAACGGACGCTCCAGCCATACCAAGCCCAATGAGGGTGAAGGCGGTACGTATAAAGCCACCAGCACGCCCTATGAACGCCAGAACAGGCAATAAGCCAGCCAGTGCAAAGCGAGCAGTCGCAAGCCCTATCAGCCCTGTGACAACGCCAGCAAGTATCTTTTGTGCTGGTGTCAGGTTGTTGATTGCGTCTTTTACGTTGTCAATACCGTCAGTCAATGCGCTCAAGTCCACAACAGCGTCATCAATACCTTCAAAGCCAGACATGTCAATTCCGTTCACGCCAGAGCCAGATGTGCTTCCTGAAGAGGACTGTTCACGTACCACGTTCATTTCATCAAAGCCAGCTAGTTGCTGGTTCAGCTTTTTGGCTTGTTTGTTGGCGCTACCTAGCCCCTCAGCAACGTCTTGCACACTCCCTGCTGTACTAGCCATATTGCCAGCCGTCTTCTGTGTCGTACCTTGTGTGGCTTTAGCTTGTGTACTCATTCCAAAGATACCTCGGAAGAAGTTGTTTACCGCTCCGACTGCACCAGCGATAGCATTTATTGCACCTATGATGATTTTCACAAAGCCAACTATGTTGCTTGCTACCTGTCCAATGACTCTAGCTGTCCACTGGAAGAAGCCAGCTATGTTTGCTTGCCCTACAGCGTTCATAATGTCAGCGATACCACGTGTTATAGCGGTCTTTACAAGTACCATGCTAGTTGCGACACCACCAGTAGCGTTCCGTGCTTGCTCTTCAAAAGTCTTGAAGCCGTCAACACCCTCACCATTCAGGCGTATGATTGTGTCCATAAGCTGTTCCATTGATACACGACCATTGGTCAATGCTTCACCGAGCATTGCGCTGTTGGCGAAGCCCATAGCCGTAGCTACTTGTTTCAACTGAGCTGGCATTGCCGTCAATGCGGTTCGCCACTCCATCATGTCTGGCTTGCCCTTGCTGTAAGCCTGTGACATTTGTTCAAGCGCTGACTTTTGTATTACCATGCCAGCACCACCAGCAAGAATTGCATTGTTCAAAGCCAAGAAGATGTCTGTGGACTCTTCTATGTCGCCATTAGCGCTTGTAAGGCGCTGTACGCTTGATACAGCGTCATCTAGTGTTGTGGGTAGTCCCAAGAGGTTTTGGTTCAACTCAGTAAGCGAGGCGTTGGCTTGGTCAGTACCAATACCTAGGTTGCTCATTACCTTCGGGTAGTTGTTGAGTGTGTCCAAGCGCTTTACCGCACCACCAAGTGATGATGTGATAGCTTCGATACCTTTTCCAACCCCGATTGCAATAAGGTTTCCCATAGCAATAGCGCCAGTTCCTATTTTGTTGAAACCAGCGCTGGTAGTTCTGCTTGTAGCGTTGACTTTGCCTTCAAGTTTGTTCAGTGACTTTGCCGTATCGTCAATGACTCTATCAACCTGAGAGTTACTAGCCTTTATATTGATTTTTACGTCTTTAGCCATTTTTCATCTTTCTGGCTCTTTCGTGAGCTATGCCTGAGAGTATTGCCGTGTTCCGTTCTGCCATACGTATCATTGCAAGGTCAGTCATGTCAGCCTGATGAGCTTTGCGCTCTGCTTTTTCAATAAGTGGTTCGTCTGGGTAGTTCTTTTTTCCACCCAGTACGTCACCAACTGCAATGCGTATGTACGTTCCGAGTACGTGGTTGGCGGTGTCCAAGATGTTCAACTGGTGTTTCTGGCGCTTTCTGTACGCCTTGAGGAACTTCTTGAACAACTTTGGGGTCATAGAGTCACCCCAGTAAAAGTCGTAAGGTACGCCTACTGTCAAAGCGTCCTCGACACCTGCCTCCCATAACTCTGTAAAGGTGCTAAACTGTTGGCTATTGTCTGCAACGGTTATTTCTTCGGGAGTGTCTGAGCTGGTTGCTCTTCCTTCGGTAAAAAACCTCCGTCTTTCAGTGCTTCAGTCATCTTGACTGATAGCGCTTCAAACCCTTCTTCCGCTACAAAAGTATCAATCTGTTCATCACTGGCGTTGCTGAGTGCTTTCACGAGGTCAATGACCACTGTGATTGACATGTTCTCGGCGTTGAACGCTGTGATGAGCGATAGCCCTGTTTCACGTTCAAACCTTACGATGTTAGATACAGTTGCTTTTAGTTGAATATCTGCTGACATTATAGTTCTCCGTACAGTTTTATTATTGTTGTGCTATTAGGCTGAAGCCACTGTAGCTGGTGTGAATGTCGGTGCGCCTGACACTCGGAGGCTACCTGTAAAGGTACGTAGGCTGTCTGTTGAGCTTTCGCCTTCCTTGAATGAAGCAAGGTAAGAGTCAAACTCCCAAGTCGCTGGAGTGTCTTGACCAGTTAGCGTAGGGAACTCAACCTTGAAGCCCTCTACTGTACCAGCGTTTGCTAGTGCGTAAAGAGTTGCAACGTCAGCGTCACCGACTACGTTTCCTGCGATGTCAATGCTACCAGCGTCTTTTGTACCTGCGATGAACTCCTTGAAGTTGTTTGGACTATCAAGGTCAGTCACATCAATTTCGTCTGTTTCTAGTCCAATCTCACCGATTGAGGTAAGGTGGGCGATTGCTGTCCATGTAGGACTTCCGCTAGTTCCAGTGTTCTGAAATAGCTTTGTTCCCATTGAGCGTACACCTGCCATAATTTTTTTCTCCTTTATGTTTAGGTTTTGAAAATACGTATTTCCGTTGTTGGCTTTATTGTATCATACGTAAACTAAAATGACTTCTTGTACGTTACGCCATATGAGATGTCAGCATACAAGGCAATACCAGTCTGGCTCGCTGTAACATCAATAACCACTGGCGAGTCGTTTTGCGCCGTGAATATACTGCCAGTAGAAGGCAACGTGACTGTGTCCAGCCAATCACCTTCGTCAAGCTTCTCAAAGGTCATGTCAACCAGCTCTTGCATTGCGTCAATGATTTCGTTCTGTGGGGTTGCACCCTCTTCGCCAATTTCAAGGTATATAGAAACCACGAAAGACATCGTGTACATGTACTCACGGTTTTCAGCGTCAATTGAACGGTTGTAGTCCTGTGGCAATATACGGATTGTCGGGTACTCATCAAACTGGTCTTCACCACTTGTGATTACCTGAAGCACCTCTGTGCCGTCGTTGGTAGCACCCAGTGTTTCAAGCGCCACCTTCATCGCTTCTTTTACCTGTAATGAGATTGTCTTAGTCATAATCCTATAATACCCTGTCTACTGTCTTATTGATTGATTTAGTCATATCATCACCTGCGAATTGGTCGGCTGAAGTAAGCACCGTGTGCAAAAAGGGTTGTGGTCGTGTACCGTGTTTGGCGATACCACGTTGAACAGCATAGGGGTTTATGCCTTTGCTCCTCGCCCAACGCTCAAGGTTCTTCACAGATGTCCAGTGAGGCTTCGTACCGTACTCAATGTATCGTGCGTGCTTTGCCTTTGGCTCAATCTCTACCTCTGTCATAGACTTGAAGCCGTACTGCACGCTTCTTCGCAAGCCACCTGATGTGCCGACTGGCAACTCTTGTCTGAACTTGCGTTGTGTAAAGACGGCACTGCGCCGTAAGCTTGTGTTGATTGACAGCACTATCTCACGAGGGGCTATCTGCAACGCCCTTCTTAGGTCTGAGCTATCAACTGTAATGCTTAGGTTTGCCATATTATGCCCCTTCTGTGGTACAGGCGCACTCAATGTGAGCAACCAGTGGCACGTCTTTGTACACTGCTGGTCGTCCACTCACTACAAGGTTTACCCCTGTTGAGGCTTCAAGCCTGTCACCAGCTTTTACGTCAATATCAACGTCAAAGATAGCAATGTAGTCCTGACCAAACACCCAGTCACGTGTGATGTTGTAGTTGTCGGTCTGTGGGATTACCAAACACTTCACGCCAGTTGCAATGCTCACGTACTGGCTTGACACACCCTTGCCAGCTACTTTTTGCTTGCGCCGTATATTTGTAGTGTGGAGTAGGAGTGGTACAGCCATTAGCTCAACCGTCGCCTTCGATAATAATTCAGGATTGATACATAGTCTGCAACGCTGTGAGAGCCGTCAGGTGAGGTTCTGTTGCCAGCTTGCGTTGATGTACCAAAACTCAGGCTCAAGCCCCCCACGTTGGCGCTGGTGACTCCTGCGCTATCTACTGTGTCCTTCTTGTTGTAGTTATCGCTGGCAAGCTGTAGACAAGCGAGCTTTAGGTCTGCTGGCGTGGTTTCAACACCAGCTTTGTATTCTAATTCAACAGCGTCATAACCTTGACGAGTGCTTGAAGCAGGGTTTGCCCCTGTAGATAGCACAATACGTCCGATGTCTTTGTTCAGCGTGTACTGGCTTTCAGTCAAGGTATTTCCCTCAACCTTTATGCTAGTAATGCTCTTCACGTCAAGGTACTTCAAGAAAATGACTGGCTTGTAATCCAGTGTTTCTGTTACTGTTTCGCCACCTGCTTCAGTGCCAAACAGTCGCCCGATGTAGTTGGCTACTTGTTCGTTTACAGAGGCAACAATCTGAGTTGCACGTGTGTCACCTGTGAGTGTCTTACCGATATGATTGCCTAGTTCTGAGAGTGTTATGAGTGCCATATTTATTTCCCTTTCATCTTTCCTATATCATACCACGTAACAAAAATAAACGCCCCAGTGGACAGACTGGGGTTGGTTTATGAAAGTGGAGTATGTGTAGTTGCGGTGGTTGCGAGGGTTGTGTGTCTGTTTTTACAGATGTTTGTGTGGTTGTGCGATACCTCTCTTGAAGGCTATTGCGTTCACACGCTCCAACTCTTCACTGTCCAACAGAGGGGTATCGCCAATACAATAGGGGTACAAGTCCACCAAGAACTTTACCCTAGTAAATGTAGGTGCTTTCGTCAGCACCTCACGCCACAACGGAATTGCGTCACGACTGTCAAGAACGTCCACCATTACAGCTTCAAGTGCTTTATACTGTGGTACTTCTACCTCAGCTCCCAACACCTTAGCTTCCATGAGGCAACGCCCTTCGGCAATCACACGCTTATACTTCGACATATCAGCCAGCAACTCATCACGCTCCATGCCACTCAGTTGCTTGACTTTCTTCGGCAATGTGGCTAGATACTCAGCTTTGAATTGCCACGCATTGCCAACGTATGCCGTGCCAGAGCGCCGTTTGCGCTTGTATTGTGCAACATAAGCCGTGTCAACACTCAAAGGTATGTAGTAGGCTGTTTCACCACGTGACAGCAGTATTTCTTGAGTGGATTTCTTAGAACATACCCAAATCATGCCACGCTTGAACCACTTGCCGTAGTTCTCAACCGTGCTTCGGTTATCGTGACATACAATCACAGCGCCGTCTTTTATCTGTTGTACGTCAAACAGAGCTGCGCCAACAGTCACCACCATACAATTCAAGTCGCTCAGGGCTGGTAAGATAATGTCTTCAAGTTCTTTGGCGTACCAGTACGAGCCGTTATTGCGTGTTATACCTTGGGACTCTCGCCACGATTTATAACGCCTGTCTTTTGTACCAACAACAATCATATTTTTATCATAGCACAAAAACAAAAGCCCCTTTTTCAAGGGGCTGATGTTTATTGTAGGTTAGGCTACACTGACACGTCTGAGAGTGTAAGCTTTGCGAAACCGTCGCTGAGTGTAGGTCGTCCAGCAACACGGTGAATGACACGAACGCTGATTTTATCAGTTTCGAAGTCGTCACCAGTAGTACCGAAGTCAACACGGAGCGCACCACCTTCACCGATGATGTAGTCAGGAAGGTAAACGTACCATACTTCGTTAGCAGGGATTTCGTTTACTTCGACAACAGGTCGTCCAAGGAGTACATCTGACTCGTTTTCTTGCAAGCCACTTACAAAGATTGGTCGTCCTTGTGAGTCTTCTAATCCAACTAGGCTCTCGATAGCACCGCTACCAGCCATAAACACGCCTCGGTCACGGTAAGCTTTCTTCAAGCCGTACTTCAATGACACAAGTGCTTTGAAGTCCAAGGTTGCTGATACCTTAGCAACAGGTGTGATGTCGCCTGAGCGGAAGCCCCAAGGTTTCTTAGTTCCGTCACCGTTTACAAACGCTTCAATTTCCTTGTCTGAGATTGCTTCAGCAAAGGCGTTGACAACGTATGTCTGCAAGTCAGGTGTTGAAACTGTGTCGTTCAAAGCTTCGTAGCTCATTCCACCAAGTCCAGCGACCTTTTCGAGGGTCAGCTCTTTCTGTGAGAAGGTTGCCTTGCTTCGGGTGATAATTTCACCTTCATCAACCCAGTAAGCTGTAGGCTTGCCGTCGGCAATGTTGATTTTAGTTTTAGCACCAAGGTTCAATACGGTTGCGTACTGACGAATAGGTGAGAGATACTCCAAGCGGTCAATAATCTGGTTAGATACATCAATCGGCACTAGGAAGCCACCGTCAGCGTCAGTAGTTACATTCTGACCGTCACCGAGGGCTTTGTATTCCTCTTTGATGTCAGCTTGCATTGCACGTAGTGCTTGTGTGTCTTTGTTAGCAACAGCCTGAAAGAACTTTGCGTTCAATTCAACACGTGCGTTTTCTGTTTCTTTCTTAGCGTCAACTTGAGTGTCAGATGTTACAACTGCGCTCTTAGCTTTTGCGTCAAGAAATTCTTTCATAATTTGTTTACGAGTTTTCATAATCTATTTCTCTCCTTCGAGTTCACTAAAGTCTTTTTCCAGTTTTTCGAGGTAAGCTTTTTCAGCCTCTTTGTCAACTTCTGTGTCAACGTCCTCTGAGTCATCATCAGCGCCGTCCTCGTCATCTTGCTCGGAGTTAGCTGAGTCGTTGTCTTTATTCTTACTTGACTTTGCGTCTTCGTCAAGCTCTTCTTCTTCTTCTTCGGTTTCGGCTTCTTCACCAGTTACGGCTGTAAGGATTTCTTCAAGTTTTGGGTTGATTGCGTCAGCAACGGCTACACCGAGTGCCTCTGCAAGCTTAGTAATTTCTTCATCGGTCATTGCTTTCGCTCCTTTATCGTTGTTTTTGTCTGCTTGGTTTGACTTTATACTATCATACATAGCTTTTTCAAGGAATGTCTGTTCGGCTTTGTACTGTTTGACAAGCCACTTTGCGTCTTTCTCACCAATACTTTCATCACCAAAGGCAAGCGCTACAGCGTTAGGGTTAGCTGGAATAGGTACAATTGAGAACTCCAACAGTTCGTTGTCTGCAAGGATTTGCTGAATACCACTGTCTGCGTCACCGTCTTTGAAGGTGTGGGGTATAAAGCCAACTGATACTGTCTTCAAGATACCCTGCTTTATAAGTGACCACACAACGTCAACGCCACGTGATGTACCTTCTTCTGCAAACTGTACCTTGGCTGTGGTGATTTTCCTGTCACCCTCTTTTTCAGTGACAATTTCAATAGCTTTACCGAGTACGTTGTCAGGGTTGCTAGGGTCGTGACCCCACAGTACAACAGGGTTGGCTTTGTAGTTGTCCAAGTCCCATGACTGTTCAACAACTTCGTTCATACGGTCTTTGTCATCAGTTGAGATGATGTACTCAGCCGTACGTGTCTTCTCGTCAATAGAACGGATTGCTTGGTTGCTGAATAATTTAGTTATCTTTCGCATTGTCGTCTTCCTCTTCTGGTGTTGCGTCTACTTCAGTTTCGTAGGTAGGGCTTGTGTACTCTTCAGTTTTTTCTTCGCTGACAGTCTTGCCAGTCTTTGCTGATTTGTTGATTTTTCGTTTGGTGATTTGTTTTGTCTTAGGCGAGTGGTCGATAACTACACGGCGCACACCGTTGATTACCTCTGTGCCTTCATAGTGGATTGCCATTGTTGATGTTCTCCTTGCTATTTTGAACTTCGTTGTTGATTTTATTGTATCACAAACTATGCTAGTGGTCTGAACCGTCACCAACTCTAAAGTAATGTTCGCTGGCTACCATACCCATAGCTGAAACAATGTAGTTCCCAACGTGATACATAGGTATATTCAAGTCTTGGTTTCATTTCTTTGTTGCCTGTGTTGTCCCAAGTCTACCACAGTTCTTTGCGGTTCATCTGGTGATGTAGCCCAGTACGGCTTCGCCAAGTCAAGCGTCCATATAACAAGCTCTGCCAAGTGCTTTTCAATGACGTGCGCTTTGGGGTTTCGGCTGGCTTCTTCAATAGAAATCTGCAAGCTATCAATGCTTTGTAGTGGTGTGTGTCCACCCTTGAACGTACTGAGCGTACGTGTAATGGCGTAATGACCAAGAAGGGGTACTGGTGGCGTTTCACGGTGCTTCTCTTCGTGTACGAGTCTATCGAGTGGTCTAATTAGGGCTGGGTGTCGCCTGAGTGCTTTGCTGGCTTTGCTGTGTTCCCATTGAGGCTTCGTCCACAGTAAGTGGTCGTAGTCAATGAAATCACGCTCCACCTATACTTCCCTCAAGACTGGCAATAAGACACAACGACACTGTGGGTGTAGTGGTGGTTCACCAATTGAGCGGTAGTCTAGCTTCATGGTGCTTTGACCAATCACTTGCCTGTCACCTTTATCAAAGAAGGTTTCATTGAGCCGTATTGACTTTGTGTTCATATCGTTACAGAATACACAAACCCTTTCATCTTCAGCCGTGTACCACTCCTTGCTTTCGACAACGCCAGTCTGTCCCCATGCAAACACGTCAGCCGTGTTCTGTGCTGTTGCGCTCTCAGTTAGTGCAATGACGTAGGCTCTGTTGGTGCTGGCTGTGCCAAAGACTTGTGAAACACGTGCTGATAGCTCCTGTACGTTCTCGTTATCTCGTAAGCCCTGTGCAAGCGTGGCACGTATTTGTTTTTGGGTTTCATCGTTCACACCAACTGCTACTCGTAATGAGGCTTCTTGCACGTACTTCTGTATCTCAGGTGCAAACGGCTCAAAGCCACCGTCGTTGACTATCTGGCGGTATGCCTCTTCACCAATCTCATCAATGATTGTCTGTATAAGCTTCTCAAAGTCTTTCTGATACTGGCGCTTGTACTTGTCCCAGTCAACCATATCATCAGCCCAGTCTTTTTTGCGTAGGTCAACGCCCTTGATGTAGCCTTTTTCTTCACGCCTGTTCAACCATAGCAATGCGTCAGCCTTCTGTTGGTTGAACATCTTTCGTGATAGCCGTACCATACTGCGCTCGTATGCAAGAGATTTGAGCGTGTAGTCTTTGACCTTTAGCTCACCGTTTATCTCTTTGGTACGAGTATCGTCAACTTTTGGGTTTGTGCTTTTGCTGTCCTCGCTGTCACCTGCTGGTGTGTCGTCAGCGTCCTCTTCACCGTCCGTATCGGTTGTGGCGTTCACAAGCTCACTGATTGCACTGAGTGGTATCTGGTTTACTGGTACGTATAGCTCAGTACCCTGTCCGTCAGGTAATGGCTCGTAGCCGTACAGGTTACGTACTTCGTCAATGGTAAGCCACTTGTTCACTGAGCCAGTAGCTTCAGACAATCGTTGCGCTCGGTCTTCTGGGACTATCTCTTCAAAGCTGAGAACAAACTCATTGCCGTATATAGGTTTTATGAAGCGTGCATTTAGAAAGTCAATGCGCTGTTGTAGTCGTGGCTTGATAAGGCGCTTGGCGTACTGGTACTCCTGAGCCTCAGCGTTGGCACGGTTTACATCTTCAGTAATGCCTATACTGCTCGCTGATACACGGAACATAGCCAAGATTTCATCACGTGAGAACTTTTTGCTTTCCAAGAAGTCAAGGTCTTGAGTGTTGAGCATGAAAGGTTTTGCCTTAGCACCGCCCTCTAAAATAAGTCGCTTGAACGTGTTGTCTGTGCCTGAATAGTTACTATCAAACTCTTCTTTGAAGCGCTTGTACTCTTCGTCTGACATACGGTCTGGCACTTCAACAACAACCCCAGGTCGTGCGCCGTTCTGAAACAGCTTGTTGTTCCAACGCTTCATCTGTACGTCTGTGTCAATCGTAAGGCTGGCTTTACGTACAATGCTCATGCCGTAGTAAGGGTTTTCTGGGTCTGGGTTTATATCACGCAAGATTGCATTGATAGGGTAGTCAACACCGTTGAACTGAATAATGCTCTCTTCCCAAGAGTTCTTGCCAATCTTGAACGTAGCCAAGTGTGAAGGAATAGGGAAGAGTGCGCTCGGTAGCTTGTTGGTGTCAAGCTGGGGCTTGCCCTTGTTGTCCAACTTCAAAATGTACGCTTCGCCTGTTAGGTTCAGATAGCTCTGGTATAAGCTCCAAAACTGTTTGCTGGTCAGTGCGTTGTTCGGGTTGTTTATCAAGTCAAGTATCTCGTGTTCAAAGACCTCTTCTTGGTCGCCGTCTTTCTTTTGCTTGTATAGCTTCATCTTTACTGCACCAGCGTCATCTGAGATAGCTTGGTTTGCGGTGTACACCCAACCGATGTTTGCGTTCAGTTGTGATTTCTTGGTTTTGTACTCTTCAACTGTCATCGCTTCAAGACCACTGCCTATGTGATTTTCTAGTGGTGGTATAAAGTTACCGCTCTCAAAGAACGATTTTATTCTCATACCCAGTGTGGCTCTGTTTTTCTTTTGTGGCATACCGTGTGCGCCTTTCCGTGCGGTTAGACTGCTGTTTTCATTGTTGGTTTTATTGTATCACGACTGTCCCTTTAGTAGTTCATACAAGTCAACCTGTCCACCAATAGTGCCAACAATGTTACCGCCCTTCTTGATTTCTTTCATTTTGGCTTGCACGTCTACTGCAACATCAGCCAGAATAGCCGTGTCATTGGGGTAACTGTTCTCTTGGTAGCAAAGCTCTTCTGTCACACCGTCAGCCATTTCAACGATTACCGTTATGTGTTTGATTTTCTTAGCTTCGTACGCCATACCTATTCTCTCTTTCTTCCCACAAAGCCATTGCATTGCTCCAAAAGCTGTCACCGTGTCCCATAGCGCTTTCAATGGCTTGTAGTTCGTTATTTACCTGTAGTATCTGGTCAATCTGTCGCACGTCGTTTATGATTGACACCCTGTCTTCTGTGATTACCGTGTTGAGTGATACAGCCATAGAGTTGTTTGTCTTCATGCTGAAAACCACTGGTATCATCTGGCGTGGCAATAGACCTTGTTCGGCAAAGCCCTCAAACTCACCACGAGTGTTGTCATACCGTAGTTTATCAATGCCAAACTCTTCAATTGCGTATAACAAGAACTCAAGCTGGGTTTTATACTCAACGCCGTCAAACCATTTACTCAATAACTGCACGTACTGGTACTTGCCCTCACCGTTTCTGTGCCGTCTGTATATAGCTAGGTGGGCTGGGTGACTCTTCTTGCCTATGTCGAACCCTGCTACAACGTCACCAGCGCCCCTGTATGACGTTTCTTGCTTCAACAGCACATCTACTACCTTTTCAAGGTCTTTGCGGTCTACATAGCTGTTCTCGCTGTAGGTAGGCTTGGTCATGTACTCTTGGTTGAACGCCTTATCGCCAATTGTGTCACGTATCTCAACCAGTTCATCGTATGATTTCCACTCAGGGAATATGACAATCTTGTTTAGCTCGTCAGTGATTGCTGGTCGTACTGTTACCACAAACTTGTTTTGTAGCAGTTCGTCAAAGAAGAAGTCATTGTTTGTCTGTGGCGTGCCTACCACTCGACATATACCGCCCTTCTTGACCATTGCGTACACCTCGGTCTTGATAATGTTGTTTATCTTGTAGATTACCGTTGGTGCAAGCTTGTTCTCAGGGTCTTTCAAAGGGTCATCAATGTAAATACGTTCGGCGTGAATACCACGCTTGAAAGACAGCAAGCCCTGTGGCTTCGCTTGGTACACTGCTCTGCCATTGTGATAGTGAATACTTGACAGTGACATCGGTGATAGGTCGGTAAAGGTTGCAAAGAAAGGGTTGGCTTGTATCATCTTCTTTAGCTTCTCAAGGTGGTATGCGCTCATTCCCTGTTGATAGCTGAAGTAGTGGCACTCAATGTTAGTTTCAGTTACAAAGATGTCATACATAATCTCGGCATACAGTCGGGTACTCTTGAAGTGGTCACGTGCTGAGATGTCCATTGTCCAACGGTTCTCTGCCATGACGCAAGCCACCTCTTCAATGTATTTACCAGACACAAACTCATCAAAGCTGGCGCTAAAGATATTGTCCACGAACCAAAGGAAGCCAGTGTCAGGCTCTTTGCTCTTCCTGCGGCTCAGTTCAATCATTGCCCCTAGTGTTGTGCCGTCAACCATGCGTCAACCCTACTCTTCGTCTTTGAATAGCCGTGCGCCAGTTGCCACAATCTTCTTTAGCTCATCATCTGACATCGTTGAGAACTTGCCCTCAATATGTGCGTCAATCTTTTCAAGTGGTCTGCCATACACCTGATTTATCATACCTTCAATCTCTTTCCACTCGCCCTTGCGTATCAGGGTAGCAAGCTTCCGTTCAAACAGTGGGGCTTCTTTGTCTTCAGCTACCTTGCGTAGCTCTGCTTCTGACATGTTCATCATCAACTCAAGCTTGTAGCGTGGTGTATCTTCTTTCTTCCAAACACCATTGTGTCGGTCTTGTGGGCGTTCTCGAAAGCCACCCTTGCCAGTAGGGTTCGGTACTCTTTTGCTTCCAACTTGCTTGCTAGTTCCCATAAATGTGTCACCTTTCCATTTTTGCTTTGTCTGTATACCACTATACTACCACCAGTCAAAGGTTCAGTTACTTCCCCTGCTGTTGCTCTTTATACTCACGCTCTTTTTTTATCTGGCATGTTATTCATTTACCATAAACTCCTCGTCACAGAACGGACACAAGACGGTTGTTTTGGCATTGCCGTTTCCGTCAAAGTCTTTCTGCATTTTAGCAGGGGCTTTACCCATATCATCTTCGCTGGTCGTGCTAAAGGTTGAGTCTGGGTTGAACTTTGGCTTGAAGTCACCATGCACTCCAGTTACTCCCCAATCTTCCAGCAGTTCGTTGTCCCAGTCGTTCGCAAGCTCGTCCCAGTCCCACTCACCGCCACTCACGTTGTCTTTGATTACAAACTCGTCTTGCTTTTCTTGAGTCCAGTCAACAATTTTTACTGGTACTTTTTCAATACCAGCTTCAATGCAAGCCTTGTGTCGCATGTTTCCGCCCAAGATAACCATGTCTGTGTTCACGACAATCTCTCTGGCTTCCAGCATTTCAGGGAAGTCTTTTATACTCTTCACCAAGTCGCTGAACTTCTTATCTCTGATAATACGTGGGTTCTTTTGGTTCTCTTTGATGTCCTTTATCGAAACAATCTCTACCCTCGTTGCTTGTTTTCCCATTTCCTACTCCATTCTTGTTTTTTATCAGCGCCGTACACGGCTTTCGTCAAAGCGGTCTTCACGTATCACTGCTCTAAACTTGCGTGCTGGTGTATCAACTACCACAAGCTTTGTGTGTTCAAGGCTTCTGCGACAAGCGTACAGGTACTTTGTCGTTCGTGGTTCCTTAGTAAAGATATCGTAGGCAATAACATCGGACTCAATAGCGTCCATAGCGCCCCCACACAACCTGCAAAACTTCGGGAAGTCTGGTATCGGTTTGCCATATTCTCTTTCAGCGTGTTTGTTGTTTGAGTCCATTTTGCTATTACTTCCTTATTTTATTTTCATTATACACTAAACCCTGATATAGCAACTCAGCAGTATCGCCATGTTGAATACCGTTATCAAGTAGGTAGTGTTCAAGGTCTTCAAACTGCGTTGCCCACTCACCGCCGTATTCCCAGTACGGCACGCTTCTTTTGTAGTTGTTACCAACAACAACCGTAAGGTCAGCGTCATCATCTTTCAAGTACCTGACGTGTAAAGAGAGTGCTGTCCCGTAACTTGCGGTCTTGGTCTTTGAGTGTTCAGCAAAGTAAAACTGCGCTCGTCTAAAATCTTTGTCATCACTTCTTTTCAAACCTTCCACTTTGTTCTCTCCGTTCCGTTGTTATTGCTATACTTTAGCAAGTTTATAAATTGTCTTCGCTTGGTTCTTCAACAGCTTGTGCCGTTTGATGTCGCCTTTGGCTGATTTTATTGTAGCCTTCAGCTTTTTGATTTCAGCCTTGTGTTCGGCTTTTGCTTTACCATAGGTTTCTTTAGCTTTGGTCTTCTTGGTGTTTACTTTGATGAAAAACATTTTTGTTCCGTTCTTTTTTATTTTGATTTGGTTATATTTTTTTGGTTTTGTCTGTTCGTATTCCATACGTTCCGTTCTTCCTTTCGGTGCTTTTGTTTTGTTACCTTATCAATATAGCACAACGTGCTTTATGTGTCAAGCTTTTGGTGGAGCTGGTGGGTATTGCGCCCACGTCCTTTCTAGCTACTTCGTGGTTGTCTTTGAGCCGTTTGCCCACTTCACTAGAAGTCGATACTATTTCAGCCCCAACTATTTCTTGGCTCGTTCGGCTTCAGCTAACTTGCGTGATAGTTGCGCACTAGCCTGCACGTCAACGTCAGCAAAGCCCTTCGGCACTTTAGCGAGTCCACCAACACGTCCACCAATTTTGCCTCGCCCTGCAAGCTCCTGTGCGGTTGGAGCGTCTTTGCTACCTTTTCTAAAGTTCCAGCCTCTTGGCTTCTTTTCTTGTTCAGTCATTATTTTTTCCTTTCATAATAATTTTTTACTGCTTCAGTTTCTTCTTCTGTCGGTACTCCCAAGAACCACAACACTATCACCCATAGCCATAGCCACATAGTTCGTGGGTCAGCGCCTTCAACGATAGTGTATATCGTGAACACAATCATAGCCAGTGTGAGCAAGAGGTTGATGTACACACGTATTGTGGCTTTTCGAGTAAGTTGCTTGTCGCTACTTGCCATGTCGTGACCTTTCTTTTATCTCAGCTTCGTGACAGTCAGTACAGACGTTGTAGCCCATACCGTAACTGTTGTGATACACCTGAGATGTGTAAGTGCTACCAAAGTCAATCTCTTTACCACAGTTGATACAATTGATTACCAACTCCATATCAAGACAGGTCAGTGGTGTTACCCAACTTTCAGGACTTTCGTGCGGTGAGTAGGCTTGCTGTTCGTAATCCCATTTCTTCACGCTTGTTTCAAAAATTGTGCCGTCAAACATTATTTTTCACCTCGCAATATGTGATTTACTATTGACAGTTGTTTTGACTTTAGATTATTTTCCAAGTAAACTCTCTGGTCAACAGGCTCATAGTCATCACTTCTCTGTACTCTGATTTGTATAGGTGTGATTATCTTTGCAATGACACCACGTACCACCAGTTCTGCCACAAGTTCACGGTCTGAGTATTCACCTAGTCCGTTTGTGTCAGGAGTAACGTGTTTGCTGGCGTACGAACCGTTGTTGTTGCTTAGCATAGCACCCATTATTTCTTGCTCCTTGAGCTTTTGTTTACGTTGTCAAAGTCTTCATAGCCCATTTGCTCCAACGTGGCACGTATATCACAAGCCACGCTAATCAGCTTCTCAAGGGCTTTGTCCAGCGTTTCGTCAGTAAGGTGCATAAAGCTACTCGTCACTTTTTCGTTGTACTGGTTGTAGCACAAGTATCGAAACATGTTTGCTTCAGGCACGAGTATTTTATACAGGGGCGCTTGAAGGCTGTTAGTGTAGCTGTTAGCTGTACCTTTACCGCTCTTGTAGTCAACCAGCACCGTCTTTCCAGCTTCGTTTTCATACTGCAAGTCAACGATACCACTCAGCCATAGCCAATCAAGTATCTGCTTCTTGTGGTATTTCTCAGTCTGGGGGTTCTTTATCGGGGTTGAACTGAACACGGTGGGTAGGTTGCCAGTTACTTGAACCTCTTGCTCCCACTCTTTATGCAACTTTATGCCAGCGAGCATATACTCGTTTGGTGGTTGCCAGTGTCCGTTCAAGGCTTCGATTGCTTCGCTGGTCTGACCTTTGAGCCATAGGTTTATGACGCTGTATGAGAGTTTTAGTTTCATGCTGACTTCTCTCCCTCTTTCCAGCCCAGTATATGTAAGCAGAGGTTTATCATAGGTACTCCACGACATAATTGCCGTCATCGTCTAAAAATGCCCCTACGCCCTTCACACTCTTCACGCTCACACGGCTGAGGCTCTGTGTCACTTCTTTAGTCACAGGGTCTTTCACTACGTAGTCTGGTATCAACAGGTCGCCCAGTAAAAAGTTCTTGGTGCGCTCCATGTTCATGCCCCAGTGTCCACGCTTGCCTTCGGGCTTGAATAGCAAGCCACCAAAGTACACCCAGTTGCCGAAGGTTGCGGTCAATGTTTCGCTACCAGCAAACAACGGCTTTACTTCTTTTCGTGTGAAGTGCCAATCTCGCTTGCTCTCACAGTGTTTGTACACTTCAACCAACCCACGAACCATGTCTTTGGTTACGTGTATCTTACGTGGGCTTACAACGTGTGTGTGTCCACACGTATCGCACGTACAAGTCTGTTTTTCTTTGTCTGGCATTTTATGCTCCTATTCCATTCCGTTTTTATTCCTACCCTGATTATAACATACGTGCTTTATGGTGTCAAGCTACAGTCCAATAGGGTCTGTTTCGGCGTGCTTTTTTACAAGCTTTCCAAGTTCGTCACGCATTTCCTGCATGTGATTTATCATATGGTCAAACGCTTCAAGGCTGGCTTCGTTTACTTCAACGTTGATTTTCTTGTACTCCAAGAACATATCTCTCACGTCTTTGGCTTTGATATAGGTTTCGCCGTCTTTTTCAATCTTTTCAAAACGGCTTTTACTTTTTGTCATGTCTTCTACTTTGATTTTGCCCTGCACTCCGAACTTGCCTTTGATAGTGATGTAACCTTCTTTATCAACGTCAACATCTTCTTCTGGCACGCTTCTGTCTTTAGCGATTATTTCAATTGTTTTTCGGTACATTGACTCTTCCATTCCCATAGGGTATTCCGTTGCCATTTCTTCTTCTCGCTTTCTACACGATTTCGTGTAAATTAGGTTTCTTTTAGTTCGTCAATCGTTTCTGATATGTGGTCAACATCTGGGTCAGTCTTGTCCAACTTCGCCAGCTTGTCGTCACTTTGCCTTCGTAGCTCAACCGCTTCAAGAAAGCGTGTCAGGTTACTTCGCTTGAGTCCAACTAGGTACTCCATAGCAATACGGCGTTGTATATTTTCATCTTCTAAAACTTCTCGGACTTGCTGTTTGACCAGCGCTTGTAGTCTTTTCTCGTTGAATATCATGTACACCATTTTACACCGTTTTATCGACTTTAGTTTTTCGGCTCTTCGCACCGCCTCGTTTACCAGCGCACTGTTGCTTGAAGTGCATACCACGTATCTGTCGGCAATCGCACACTGTATTACTAGCGAAACCGCCAGTGTGTCCGTTGCGTCCACCGATAGCGCCAATCTTGTTGTAAAAGTCTGGGTCACGTTCAAGGTTCTTTTGTGAGGCTTTGATACCTCCAGCTCGTGTGCCAGCCATTATTTTTGACTCCGTTTCTTGAGCTTGTACGTTGCTTCAATCTTGTTTAGTACAGTCTGTGCAATTTGGTCAAGGTTCTTGTCTGATAGCTCAAACTGTACGAACTGGTGTGAGCGTGGTTTGTTATCTTCTTTAGCAACCTCTTGAGCTTCGCCCTCACTGGTGCGAGTATCTTCAACAGCTACATCTACTGGCACGTCATCGTTCAAGGCGGTTATCTCTGCCTCTAGCTGTTTTTCAAGCTTTCGCATGTTTGACTCAGCAAGACGCTGACGTATGCCTTGTTTGTAGTCTTCAAAGCTACTGCTGGTACTGATGTCCTTCACCGTTGACGATAACCTGTTCATTACTTCACAGATTGTTTTTGCGTTTATACCGCCGTCAGCCAACAGCTTTATTTTGCGGTACTCTTCTTCATTTAGGTGGTGGTATTTCTTGCGATTTTCAACTCGGTTTGCTTTTGTATAGTTACTCATTTCCGTTATTTCTTTCTCTTTTCAAGCGATTATTTATCTACTTCTTGTGCATTTTTTTCTTTGGTCATTAGGCTATTGCCTTGATACTGATTTGTTTCTTGCGCTCAACTGCTTCAACGCCAATCGGTAACATACCAGTGTTCTTCTGGTGTTCTTTGATTGCACTAGTCACCAATGAGTACATTGTCTTTGACTTTATGAACTCTCTAGGCACAAGGTTCGGGTCTTCAGCTATTTTGTACTCAGCACCAAAGGCACGGTACTCAACCTTTATCTTGTCACCCTTCAAGCCAGTGAAGTCTTTGTCTAGGTCAAGTGCTGACTTCTCAATCTCAGCTTTTGCTTCAGTTATGAACTCGTCAATCTTTTCACGTATAAACAACAGGCGTGCTAGTGCAACTTCGGACTCTGCGTTCATTGCAAACTTGCCACCCTCTTTTGATAGTCGGGCAATCTCTTGTGTATCGAGTGTGATTGTAGCCATTACTTTGCGTCCTTGCCGTATCGTTTTTTTGCAAGCTTCACAGCCTTTGTGTACATGGTGTTGCTTGCCTTTTTGAATGTGAGGTAAGTCAACCACTCGCCAGCTCGCTTTTGAATAGTTCCATTCTCTGTAGGTATAGTGATACTGCCGTCTTCAAAGACCTCTGCAAGTCCTGTGCCTAGCTTGTAGTCTTCACCACTGTCTAGCACGTATACCACTTTCACGTTCTCGTCAACTTTATTCGTTGCCATTTTCTGCTCCATTCCTTCTAGCCTTTGCTTCAGCAAAAGCCTTAGTTTTGTCTTCATCGGTTGCTTGTGTAGTTGATACTTTTTCACTGCCGTCCATTTCTTCTACTGGTGTGCCTTCATAGCCAGCCAGTCTTACAACCCAACCTAGTGTCAGGCGGTACGCCTTACCAACGGCACGTGTCTGCGCCATTGACGCTACTGCGAACTCGTCAAAGTCGGTCTTGCCTTTTTCCTTGTTCGTACATATGGCTACACCGAACCCAACTACTACGTCAGTCTTGACATTTCTTAGCTGAACTTCAGCACGATACTTGATAGTGTCGTCTGGGGTTTCCATTTGCTCAAGCGACTTTATAATCGGCACAATGCCAAAGTATGCCCCAGCCAATTGCCAGCCTTCAACAAAAACATAACGCTTATTCCCGATGTCCATTGACAGGTTTCTATCTAGGATTACGGTTGCTAAAGCGTTTGCTATTTCAGTCACGTTTTTCATCTCACCAAGTGAGGCGTTTGCAACTGATAGT